CACAGTTACTTTCTGCACAAAATTCAACCGAAATTCCTGCGCCAAATTTTGCAATCAAAAGTCCTCCACATTTTGGACATCGATTATTGCATTCTCTAATATCTTCTACAAATTCCTCATCTTTCCCAAGTTTAATATCTTTTCTTGTTTTCATTTCTCTTACCTCCAATTCTAAAGAAACACGCATTTCACGAGTTGAATAAAGGAATACATTTTCCCATCAACTCAGAATTGTAGCAACCGTAATTTCCATCTTGTCCACTGCATAATATTTCACTATGTTTATCACAAAATCCAGCAATCACTTTCTTATCTATATAATTACCTAAAGCCATTTTGTCTTTTGCAATCACATAACCATGCCACATTTTTGCCGTACTTCCACATATAATACACTTTTCCGTTTTTAAATGCTGCATAATATCACTCTACCTTTCCTAATGAAATATCCATTTACTCTTACCACCATTCCTCGTCTTCATCGTCATCAGATTCCCAACCCTGATTTGGATCACTTAATGATGGAACAACTTCTTCATACTCAATTTCTCTTGTAGTAATCTTGATTGGATATTTTAAAGCTGCGTTATCTTCATCATAACAAGCCATCACAATTCCAAGCCAACGAAGTTCACAAGCAATTTCTTTCCCTTCATAATATGCTTGTAAATTTGCAACATCGTTTTCGTTTGTACTGCAATGCCAATTTCCATTCTTGATTCTACGGATGATTTCAGGAATCATATTTTTATTCCATTCTGGAATTAAATCATATACATCATAATACCCAAAATGACCGTATCCACCGTAACAAGATTCATAAATTGCTTTTCCGTACTTCTTCTGAAACGGTTTTGGCACAAGTAAATATGTATCTGCCTCTTTATTATCTATAAGCTGTTTATGTGTGTCACTGTAAATCCAACTGAACTGTCCCATATCTATTCCTCACTTTCTATTCCAAAATATGTTTTTTCTTCATCTGTCATCCCACAGATTTCATCAAAGTATTCAAGTGCGTTTTCCCTATCATCAGAGATAAGTCCATCCTTGAAAAGTGTTGTAAGTTCCTCTAATCTGCTCCGTGTGATATAATCTGGATTTGTCTTTTCCATGAAGCAATCATATGCCGATTGAAGATATAACATTTTCTTAGTGTTGTTCTGGAAATATGTGAAATACGTCCCATGTCCCCACTGCTGACCTTCTGGTTGCGTTGGATCGTAACCACTCACTACTGCATACTGTGTGTCGCTTTTACTTTGTAAAAGCGCATAGCCATCTTTCCGTAAAATCTCAATCCATTTCATAATCTTATACCTCCTTCAACCCTAATTCTTTCGCTAACCTACGTGCCATTCCACCATTAATTTCTTTTTCGTGAATTGGAATAGATACACTTTTCGTAATAGTCTTTTCCCATACTTCATGTCCACCATTACATCTATCTTTTTTATATCCTGCATTCTTTAATGCTTTTTGAAATTTGTTTACAGGAACACCTGGCAATTTCCCTGACATAAGCTCACTTCCTTCCTTATTATAATGTGTTGTCCGTATAGTCTGATAGCGCATCTTATTTTCGCTTTCACTGATGTTTCATTTTCATCACTCGCTTTCTAATTGTTTATTCTCTGTTACATTGCTTTTACTTTTGCTGTTTTCTTTGTTGACTTGCGTTTCTTCTCTGTGAATGGACTTTCCATTTCATAGCGAACGATTTCAGACAGATAATCAAAAATCTGTGCCTGTGTCTTATCCATGATATTCTCTACAAAGAATTCAGTTCCTTTGCAGTTTTTAATCAGCGCCACTTCCATCTCGTCCGTTCTGCCTTCACAATATGCGTATAATGTTTTTAATGCCCTAACAACTTTTGCTGTATATGCTTTTCCGTTGTAAGTGTCTGCATATCCGTTCCATTCAAGTTTACCGAGTAATCCAAGCATAGAATCAAGTAAATCGGCATTTCCGTTACACCACTTGATTCCGTCCGAGATAGATGTAAATGTACCAACTACGTTTTCTTTCTCATCATCTCCCTTTACTGCCACATTATGTTTTACACAAATGTCATGCAATGCCACATATTCTGGTTTCTTTGCTGCAAGTGCGGCGTGATAGATATCCATTGGCTGCATTTTCGCACGATCACTTGACTGACTAAGAAATAAGTCAATCGCTTCTTCAAGACTGCATTCCATGACTTCCACAACCACATCTTCTTTGCCTGCCTTGAATGCGCCATAAATTCTATGCTGACCATCAATACAAAGAAGAATTCCATTATGAAGCAATACTTTCGGTTCATCCCATTTATAGGAGTTATAATTATTACCGATTGCATAAGCTCTTTCCAATTTGATCCGTCTCTGCCAATCTGGAATATGGATTTCTTTTGGATCAATTACCATAAGAAGCTTATCTCCAATCCGTGAGTTGTTCCGTGCGGCTTTTACCATATTTGCGATTAGAAGTTTCTCATTCTTACCCGTGAATCCTTCAGCATTCCGTGCTTCCTGCATTTCCATTTCTGCTTCCTTTGCCTTTAAATAAACTCTTTTACACATAATTGTGTCCTCCTTATAATATTTTTGCATAAAAATAACGGCTTGCTTTCGCTTGCCGTTTAATTACTAAACTTTTCAAACACTCCTGACTTGAGCATATCTGTTTTCCAACATTCAAAATCAGGATATTCTGCTTTGTCTGCTAAGTCTCTATAAACTTCGTGCATCTGTTTTTCTGTGAATGTTTTGCCTTTCAGCGGTTCTTCGTAAGTAATATATTTCATTTTTCGCCACTTCCCTTCACAATATATTCATTTGCATCTTTGCAACTTTCCATTCCGTGACAACAGATCCTGTCGCCACAGTTTACACAAAGGTTGTATTTGATTTCTTTTACCTGTTTTTCAGTCATGCCGTTCATATCTCTTCCTCCATTAAAAGATATTCATGATAAGCCTTTTCTGTTTCAAAAAGCTGATACTTTCCCTTTGTGTACCCCATGTATCCATCTGGGACATAATAGCCTTTACATTTAATCATCTGTCTGTACCTCCTTGTTTATAATAATCCGCAAGCAGCCATTAACTTCTTTGCAAATGGATGTTTGTTTTTATGTAACTGCTCTGCAAATTTTTGCTCCCTTGTATAGCATTCTTCTGCATACTTCATGTTTAAGTATGCAATTTCAGCTTCAGGTCTTGTATCTACAATTTCAGTTCCATTATAGGCACGAAATATTATTGTTTTTTGCATTTTATTGTGCCTCCCTTGCCGTGCGCAAAATCCGTGTTATTTCGTTTTCTGATGTTGCTATTTTGATTTTTTCAATTACTTCTTCGCTGTAACATAATTCTTTTGCAATACGAATTGCGTCATATCTTGCCTTTCCCATTTTGTTATTCTCCCTTCTGTGCATTAAAAAAGCGATGCTAACGTCTGTGCTAACATCGCTTTGCTCATATTGTGGGTTTTAATTCCCTGTGGTTTCCGTTTAACATCGGATCGTACCGAATAGATCCGTGACGGTGATTTTGCCTTTGCGACTTCATAATCACAGTAGGAATTGTGGATTGCTTTCTGTTTTTCTGACATGATTATTTCCTCCTTAATTTTGGGTATAAAAATAGCACCTAGTAGTTTTATCTACGTGGGTGCTTGGTGGGTGGTTATATTTGACGCATTATTATTTCTTATTTGCTTTTACTTCTTCTAATTGCTTTTGTAATGCATCAATTTGTGATTGTATTTCTTTTTCTTTTTGTTCAGATTCATCTATCCATTCCATAATATCTCCTGGCTGTACTTTAAGAAATGCACAGACTTTATCTATAGTATCAGAGCTAATATTTTTATTTTGCGAAAATCTAGTAGGCATATTAGTAGAAATACCAGATTCGCACAAATCTTTCCATTGCATATTTCTTTCTTTTAAAACATTTGCTAATTTATAATAAACTATCATCATTTCACCTCCATTTTATACACCTCCATTCTATCACAATGTTTTGTGATGTACAAGTTGTTTGTGATAATGCACACTATAAAAGAGCAGACCTTTTGCATTGATCTACTCCTCTAGCTATCAACTATTTTCCATTTCGCTTCTGCTCATCGGTTACGGACTTACACCGTAAGACGGAAGGCAGATTTTAGTCTGCCTTATTTTATATCTCCTTTTAAAAACTCCAACTATGCTTGCGAACATCAGGTATAGCAACTACAGTTACAGTTCCACCCCAACAGTTGCGGATTTTCCCTTCCATTGAGCAACCAAACTCATTTGCAGAGTTTGAGAGTGAAACTAGCTGAGAGGCTACGGATACAACCTCATCTCCGAATAACTCACTATTACAAGTGAGGCAGTTTGCTACTTTTTCTATTTCTGACTTTTTAAATTTTAACATAATATTTTTCTCCTTCTGATTTTTTTGCGGACTTGTGACCGTTATTTCATACACTGAAATAGTGCATTAAAGCGGAGTATAACAACTCCGCTTCACTCTGCAAGTTATTTGATGTACATATCACAAAATATAGCCATAAAAAGCTTGTTAAATTGGTTCTTCTTCATGGCTGTTACAAGTACGCCATCATTTACAATCTTTTTTGATGTGGCATACTTTGCACCAAGCTTGTCTGACATTGACTCAGCAAACTTACTAATCTGTCCCTGAGAACATCCCTCAATGCCAAGATTAGAAAGAAATTCAGTAATAGCCTTGAGAAATTCACCACGCTTGCCGTCATTGATTTTAAGTGTATATGCCGTAAAGATGTTTTCAGGAACGAAAACATAACTATCTTTCATAGCCTTGTTAAGCGGTTCAACAATCGCCTGATGATTAGTTTCAGCCTTGCGGATTTCGTTGTCAATTTCGGTGCGTGGGAATTTTACAACAACCTCGTCAACAGACATTCCCTGCTTCATGTCATTGTCACGATTAGCAAGGATTGCATCAAGCTTTGCTTTAAGTGGCTTCATTTCAGCCTTGAACCGTAAATCCTCCACTGCTATTGCAAGTGCTGATTCTTTGAAAGATTGTAACTGCATAGTTGCTTCTTGGCTCATTTTTGCGAAATTAATCTGATTCTTTGACATAGTGTACTCCTATTCTCCTATTTCACGCATAGGTGCAAAATTATTTTTTGTGTGAAATCCTCTGCTTTGATCCGACTTGGAACGGACTTTGAGCGTGATTCTCAAAGGTAGCATTATTTCAGACCTCCTAACCTTCCTAGCTATGCCCTTTAGCCGTTTTCTCACAATCTCCTAGTGGTTTTACTACTGCTTTATAATGACACTACATATAGTTGTTCACGCTTGAACCAACAAGCGTACTTCTAGCGTTGTGGTATAGATACAGTCCTATATTCATTTATCAATGTACTATCTACAAGTGCGCAGTGTTCAATACACCACTTCCTAGTTAAAGGTGTTATGCAGATTTTAAAATATAGTGGATTTTTTCAACGAACCGTGATAGAATTGTACTTGTTGATGGTTCAACCTATCACGGTTGTTCTTTAGGCTATATATTCAAGATATTCTTGTTCGGTAGCAAATAGCTGATAACTATTTGTTGCCGAAATATAGCCCATGTAGCCGTTGGCTACTATGTAACCTTTAACCATGTTATCACCCACTTTCTAGCATGGTGTAGGGGTTTTAATGACTTTTCCTTGTCAAGTAAGTTTTGAGATTGAATTGGCAACTATCGGAGTTTGCAATGCCTTAACCGTTTGTTGTGTGGTTCGTATCTCTTAACTTGATTATATCTTATCACAATGAGTTGTGATTGTCAACAACTTTTTGAGATTTCTTGAAAAGAATTTTCTGAATGAAATATGTTGTTGTTTTGTTGATACTTGTATGTTATCACAATATATTGTGATTGTCAATAATAAATTTTAAAAAATACGATAAAATTATAATCTAAACATATGTTCGAATATATTCTGCTCAATAGTCCAGATCTGATTTTATCGAACATTTGTTTTGTTATCAATCCCACGGAAAAATGTAGAAAAACCGTAACAAAACATGTGTTCGGGGGTGGCAAAAACTAAAAAGATAGTTGTATTTTATCAGATTGTACATAGCAGGTTGTTCTATACACCAACTCTAAAAATTTACCTCCTCTTAATCATCAAAAATCCCATAAAAATAAGGCAAATCTGTCATTCAGACAAAATTTACCCTTTATCGTACACCATATCGTCAAAACCTACTAAAATCAAGCATTCCAGCCACTTCACAACCCAAAAATCAAATCTCCATCTCACCAAAAATTCACCCATAATTTCAAAATTATCCTTATTTATAAGCACTTTTACCGATAAGTATTTTCCCAGTGAAAAATTTCAAATCATATCATCCATATTAACCTCACTACCAATATATCCTCTCAATCTCATACCCCAATCTCTAGCTTAAATCTCACGAAATCGACCCAAATTCATTTCAAAATACCTCCAATGATAAAATGCTTTCCTAAACATAAAACTCTCTTATTTATCTCTCAGAACAAATATAACCATAATAATATGGGGGGGTACTCAAAAACTATATACAAATTACATTACTAAACATAGAATATACTATTATGAAAGGATATAAAAAAATAATCAATGAATTACAAAGACAATTGTGATATAATTATAGAAAAAATATTAAAGGAATTTAATTCTATGGATAATACATCAAAAGAAAAATGGGAAGTACCAAAATATACAGGAAGTCAGATAAATAAAGCTGGTAGAAATTTTGTAAATCCTAATTCAACTGCCAAGGAAAAAGATGCCGCTTTAGAAGTAATCAATAATTGGAGGGCTTCACATGCTTATCCATTACAAATTATATGTAGTAATTTACGTAGGAACAATCCAAATGCTATTGTTGTTCAAAGATTAAAAAGGCTAGATTCAATTATAAATAAACTTAATAGAAATAAGGATCATGTAATGGAATTATATAGAATGCAAGATTTAGGTGGTTGTCGTGTAATTGTAGATTCTATTGATGATGTATATAAAGCAGTTGATAAATATAAAACTTCTAGTATACGTCATATTTTAAAAAAAGAGTATGATTATATTAAATGCCCCAAAGAATCAGGATACAGGTCTTATCATATGGTATATAAATTTTGTAGTGATAGCAAAGAAACATATAATAAAAATATGCTCATAGAAATTCAATTCCGTACAAGATTACAACATATATGGGCTACTGCTGTTGAAATGATGGGAATTTATACTAAGAGCAATCTTAAGGCGAGCCAAGGGAATGATGAAATACTTAGATTTTTTACTCTTGTGTCTTCAGTTTTTGCCGCACAAGAAAAAATGCCACTTTGCCCAAATACATCGCAATGGGCAGATGAGTTGATAGTAGAAATAGAACAATTAGATAAAAAACATAACATTCTTTCTACTTTAAGTGCAATAAATGTTACTATTAATTATACAAGTGAATTAAAAATTAAAGGTAAAAATTTATATTATCTTTTGATTCTCAATTATAGTAAAAAAAATGTTAGAGTCAGAAGTTTTAATTCTTCACAAATCGAAGTTGCTACCAAAATATATGATACTGTTGAAAAAGAATCTAATCTTGATGCGGTTTTAGTATCCGCAACTTCGTTTGAAACATTAAAATTAGCTTATCCAAATTATTTTGTAGATATTTCTGCTTTCATTGATAATTTAAGAGATATAATTAATTTTTATAAAAGTTTAATGGAATAAATAATGTTATTATGCCAAAGACAGATGATTGATTTCGTCTGTCTTATTTTTATGCCAAAAATAAGAAATAAACAGAGAATATATTATTGAGCAATGTTCTGCTTCTATTCCATTACTTGCTCAAAGAAAGGAATTTAGCATGAAACTAATTGACAGCAAAACAAAAATTGATATCACAAAATATCTTAAGCAGAAAGAAAGCAACATCTCCAAGAGTAACCGCAAATCAAAACACAAACACCATTATGAAGAATGTCTAATTCAAAATAAATGGAATTTTAAAAGTAACGTATTTACTCAAGAAGAAAAAGAACGTATTCATACATCATTATGCAGTTACTGTACTATCTGTGGAAAAATTGGAGGAATAATTAAAAATAGTAAATATCAGGAAGAGATCGAAACATTGCAGAAACAAAGACAAATAGGTAGTAATTTTTGGATAAGTATATTAGGTGAAGAAATTTATAAAATGTATCATGATAAGCTACCAGTGTTTTTTATAGATAATATCTTCACAGAGAAGTACGTTAATTTGAAACAGAATTATAATCCAAATGGAGAATAACACTATAGGTAAATCACATATGTACCCAAATGAAAGTATCAATCCAAAACACCATATACCTAAATCAACCAATAACAATCAATTAAAAAATTATGGAGTTTGTATGTAGCGTTAGCGAAATACAAACGGAATATTCTTCTCTTGATAATATGAGTCTATATAGATATAGACTGCACAAAATTGATAGCTGGGATGTACCCAAATGAAGTAAATTTTCATTTTTGGGTACATGCTGTATGTACCTAAATGAATTTTTAATAATTTCATACAAGTGCAACTTTTAATGTTTTTGTGAATTCAAATGGAGAATATACTATTGAACCACTTATCACACTCTCATCTCACAAATTGTAACTGTAAATTATGTTTTAGAAGAAAGGAAAGAAATGTTATCAGAAGGAAAAATTAAAATATCTGAATTAAAACCACATCCTCAAAATAATTTTTACTTTGATGATATGGAAGGTGATGCATGGGATTCATTACTGCAATCAATAAGTACATCTAATGTAACCAATGCAATTACCATAACTCAAAATAAAATAATCATATCAGGTCATCAGCGAATACGAGCTTGTAAGGTATTAGGAATCGAAGAAGTTTCATATAAGATGATTGAATATGAAAATGAAAATCAAGAAATTAAGGATCTTATTGAGTCTAATCTACGTCAGAGAGTTCTTGGAAATACGAATCCTGTTAAATTAGGAAGGTGTTTTTCATTTTTAAATAAATACTACGGTTTTGTGCATGGTGGAAATCATGGGAATCAATATACAGTGCCAAGTGAAAAAGTTTTTAACTTGGCAAATGCCCAACATGATAATCCATTAAATCAAAAAGAACTTGCTGAATCGTATGGTATTACGCAGCAAACGATGAATAATTACATGCGTATGGCAAGTATGATACCAGAATTAGAGGATTTGGTTGATACAGGAATTGTCACAAAGGATACAGCTCTTGCTATTATTCGTAATTTATCATCTGATGAGCAACGTGAACTCATAGCTTCTTTGGATATAACCAAGAAAATAACAAAAAAAGAAGCAAAAGAATATATAAAGACAATAAAAGAGTTAAAGGCAGAGAATAAAGAGTTGAAAGATGCTTCACCTGATTCACTCACCATCTCTACTTTAAAAATCGAAAAAGAGCAACTTGAAAAAGAGAATAAGATATTGGAATCTCAAAAGAAAATCTCTGATGATTTAGTTGCTGAATACAAATCTCAATCTGAAGAGTATATGAAAGTAAAAGAAAAGCTTGCACATATGGGGACTAAGCCTAATGGTGACTACAATACTTTCAATGCTGCTGTAAAAATCACTGAGCTAAACAGCTCTCTTATGGATTTACTTCAAAATCAACTCGCACCACTTAAATACCAACAATACATTTATGCAATAAAAGAGAATAAGATACTGAGAACAAATTTAATTTCAACTTTGCATATGTTGAACGATTGGTATGAAACCATGCTCTCCTATTTAGGAGAAGAAACAAACGATGAAAATATTATTGATATTGAAATGGAGGAAAACTAAATATGAAATTTGGAAGAAATTATGACACTGAAATTATGGAATTAAATCAGAAAACAACTGGATTAAGAACCGACACTGATAATAATAAATCAGACATTATTTCTATTGGGAATGAATTTGGCAAATATAAATTAGAGATGAATAATATTGTAAAGTCTTTATTAGAAGAACATCATAATCTCCTAAAAGAATATAATGATTTAAGAATTGTGATAATGAATCTTAAAGAAGATGCTAAAAAAGAAATAGAAATAAAAGACACAACAGATATGATGACATGCGCTGACATTTGCGACCAGCTTACAGATGTAAAATACCTTAATCCAACAAGTTTAAAATATTATCTTTATGAATTAGGATTATTAACATTAAGTATCAATAAACGTCTTAATACATATAAGGCTGTTTCTAATTATAAAGATATTAGTACAGATATTAGTCAGTATATGCATGTTAAAGGTCGTGTTATTACTTTTGATAAAGATGCAATTGAATATTTTAAAAAGCATTTGAATGATTTAAGAGAGTCTGCAAATAAATATACAAGAAAGTTAGAACAATTTTCTAAATCAAAAGATAATATTGATACACTTCAAGTTAAGAATTACGAGGATGAAATTAAAAGTATTTGCGGTATTGGAAATAATTTTGACAAATCTAAATGGTCTAAAATTTATAATATTTACAAAAAAAATCATCCAAATTTTTGGAATGAACATAAAAAATATGCAGATACTTATATGTTGGAACATCCTAATGAGAAAAGACCTACTGTTATTGCATATTTAGTTCAGCAATGTGGTGATGGTGATGTATTGCTTAGAATTGCTTGTGAGTTATTTGTAGCATAGTGAGGTGATACGTCTTGCCAAACTATGTAAAAATTCCACGAGAAATCATTTATGACAAGGATCTCTCATCTAAACGTGTGATAATCTTCTCATATCTTTGTGCAAGGCGTTCACTTGATGACACAGTGGCATTTTCTACAACAGAACTTTGCCACTGGTCTAAATTGAAACCTAACTACAGAGATGGAAAGATAAATCAGAAATATTATGAAGTTCTATTACTTCTCTCTCATTATGGATACTTTGAATCATGTTCAGATTTTGAGAAATGTCTAAAAGAAAAGACTAATTCGGTCAAATATCAGCAAGTAAAACTTAATATAGAAAAATTCGATGTGCCTGATAAGTTTGGAATTATTTATTTTGATGAGTTAGATGCAATATTAAATTTCAAAGAAGAATTGAAGGATAAAGAGATTGATACTGCAAGAATATCATCAGCTTATATTCTACTTGTACTCTCTTATATTCGTGTTAATTTGAATCGAATGGATGGCAAACCGCTATGTTGTTATAGATATTTTAAGACTATTTCAGAAGATATTGGACTTTCTGAAAGATATATCAGTCGCATAGTTAATATTTTAGAAGCACTCAAAATTGTGAAATATCAGCCTATGAAGAGAGAAATATATATTAAGGATGGCAAAGAAAAATATGCTACTACTCCAAAGGTGTTTGCTGATTATAGGCATTTTATTCACGATGAGAATGGTCAAAGAATTGATAAAGAATATAGTCCTGATAAGGAAATAAAAAAACAGATAGAGTTTTTGGAGAATAATAAAATATAGAAACTATAAACGCAGCACTCAAAGGAGTTGATTGCAATGAACAAATTTTTAAACAGTAAAGGAGAACTAATTAATGAACAGAACCGTAACAATTACATCAAAGAACCATAAACATGCAAATACATACGGAGGACTAATCACAGAATATGATTTCTGTACAGATTACCCTCGAAAGGATAAAGCATCTTCTGTTGCAGATCGAATTTTTAAAGATTTTACTTTTGATAAACAATGTAAAAAGAATGCAGAAGGAAGAGATAGAAATGAAGAAAACAAACACGAAAATATTATTCAAATTATTTAGTTTTGTAAAGTAAATAGAAATTTCATTTTGAGAATATATAAGTGGAGGTAATTTTATATGAATAATAATTTTGACAATGTTGGAGAAATGAAGGAGTTAATTGTAGATGAACTTTCGGAATGTGAATTTGACAATAATTTCAGATGTGAAGAATGTTCTGAATTGGAGCAATGTTATTACAAAGCTTCTACAAAATCATCTCATGAGTTTGCAGAGAGTTTAGATTATGGTGGCTATGATTCTGAAGATGAATTTTGGGAGAATTTAGGTTAAGGCGGTGATGATATACTGAATGAGTGAATATGGAATTAAAATAAAAAATATTAGTGCTGGTATGTTGTATGATGTTAATCTTGGAACACGAGATTATTTTACATATACTGATGCTATGTTTAACAACAGTTTATTTAGTTTTTTCTTGCAAAAGAACGGATTAAATATTTATAAAGGAAAATCTGGTAAAAAAAATGAAAGTACACGAGATATAATTTGTCTTGATTATGAATTTGGAAGTCGCTCTTATGATAATGAGCATACTCGATTAGAAAAGTTATTTAATGATACTGATGGTGATTCTAAGGAACGTATTAAACAGGCATTACAAAAAGTTGAAGATAGAAAAGATCTGTATGATGAAAAATCACGAGATGAAATTCGAGAGTATTTTTATGAGAATGGTGTTAATGTTACATATAAACGTAAACGCAGAGACGGAACAATTAAAGAAGAAACTATTCATTATGAGATGCTTTTTCGTACAAGTGCCAAAGCTAAACTTGGACAAGTTATTTTCATAAATAGTAAATTATATGACATTGCATATGATTGGCTAACAATTGGACTTGGAAAAAAAATGAGTCATGACAATGCGAAAATCGTTGAAATGTCAGCCTATGCTCCACTTACCACATCTACCATTATTGGTACACTTCATATACCTGTTGAGGATATTCTAATTCTCAAAGATCAGGATTCCTTTTTTGAAACAATGACAAAAGTTGTTAAAGCAGAAGAATACGAAGTAGAAGTCAAAAAGAAAAATAAAGAAACTAACAAAAACGAAAAGGTAATTGAAAAACGTAAAAAATGTGTTGTATCCGAAGAAAAACGTCAAGTTAAAAATACAATTTGGGATGGTATGGCACTAATCGAAGCTGATTATAATTATCTTCGTCTCCCATCGTATATTAACGGAATGGCATTACTCAGAAATCACCTTTTTAAAGCATGTGCTTTTAAGAGTTATCTTCAAAAATTCTTTAAAGATTGGTGTGATAAAAATGGATATAATTACAATACATACCAGGTTCAAGATATGTTTGGTAAATGGCATTATTTAAAAGATATTAAGATGATAACCACTGATAATGCGATTAAATGGAAGAAATTTCAAGACTTAATGGGTAATAATATTACTGAAGCATATGACTATTGGTGCGAAAGAATTCATTCTGATGGTGATATGTGGGGCATTGTAAAAACTGACCACCCTAGTAAATTAGGACAATATCAACAGTTGAGTTATCAGATGATTAATACTCTTCCATGTACGAAGGATAATGTAAAAGATATTGCTCAGATTAGCATTGATGTTGAATTACTTAAGCGTGATAATGATGAATTTGAAAAGTTTCTTAGAAAGAATGCAAATGAGGTAAATCATTATGAGATGCTTGCCGATTTATATGCTCAAAATCATGAGTTTGGAAATAGTACATTTTTTAGAGAAGAAAAAAAGAAAATCATCTTTGATTATGTATACAGAATGAGAAAAGGAAAAATTATGGTCAATGGTGATAATTTGACTGTATGTGGTAATCCTTATGCACTTCTGCTCTATTCTGTTGGTGAAGATTTTGAAAAAGATCCAACACTTTCTCAAGAATATAATTGTATTCAGTGTTATACTAAACGTTTCGATAACAATGAATATCTTGCAGCGTTTAGAAACCCACATAATTCCCCAAATAATATATGTTATTTGCATAATGTCTATTCAGAAAAAATGGATAAGTATTTTGCATTTAGTAAAAATATCATAGCAGTTAATTGTATTCATACGGATATCCAAGATAGAGCAAATGGGATGGATGAAGACTCGGATTTTATGCTTGTCACAAATCAATCAACAATTGTCAAATGTGCAGAAAGATGTTATAGAGATTTTTATACTATCGTAAATGCATTACAAGAGTCTGGTATTACCTACAATAACACAAAAAAAGATTATGCTGCTATGGATAATAAGTTTTCAAAATCACGTATGGGAATCGGATATTCAAGTAATTTGGCTCAGTTGGCAATGACCTATTATTGGACAGAATTACAAAAAGATAGTCCTGATGAGAAAAAACTTAAAGAACTCTATGATAATTTTATCATTTTGTCTGTTCTTGCACAGGTTATTATTGATGGATGTAAAAGAGAATATGAAATTGATGGTAATAAGGAAATTGATAGAATTAGCAAACTCTCTTGTATGAGTATTAAAAAGATTGTCGGTTATACTGAATCTGGTAAACCAAAGTATAAGAAACACGATTTCCCTGAGTTTATGAAATACACAAGAGAAATTAAATATACCAAAGATGGTAAAGAACTTCCGCAAGAGGAAGTTGATGAATCAAAAAACAAACTTAAAAGTCGTATTAATAGAGAATTGTTATGTCCTATGAATTGGCTTGAAGATTGGATAAATAAAATTCAAAACGCCTCTACTTCGGATACATTATCAACCGAATCTTTTTTTATTAAAATGAAGGGGAAGGCTAATGATAAACAAATGACAAAAATTATGCAATTAGTTCAGGAATATGACTCTTTTGTAAAAAATACAAAATTAAAATATATAGATGATGATGAAGAGTATAATAAACAGATTTGTGAAAAATCAAAAGAAGTAACTGAATCAATAAAGAAAATTAAAATAGGTAATATAATTACAATAAATAGACTGATTGAGATAGCACTTGGTTTAAGCAATGAAGAGGGGGCATCTAAAAGGAGGAAGTATTCGCCTGAAAAATATACAAGAAAAATTCTCAATCTATTGTATAAAACCAACAAAGAAAAGTTTATGCTAAGTTTCAATAGTGATAAATGTGTATAATTTTTTCGGCAACTAATTGTGCAATTTTACCAAAAACATAGTAAAATCAAGGCTTTTAGCGTTCAACTTAACGTCCGTAATATGGAGGGAAGAAACCGCAGAGTTGCGTTAGTAAACTCCCACGCCATTGCCAATGCGTGTAATAAATAAGGGCTTGCAAGTTTAAAAAGTATACTAGGGGCAGACGTATCATTATCTGCCCCGAATATAAAACAATGAAATCAGCTTTTCTTGGCTGATAAAACAGAGAATATATAATTGTCGATAGACATTATAATATTTCGTCTAACATATGGATATATTTTAGTTGCTGTGAAGCCATGTGAAAAACTTGTGTATGGTGTGCAAAACCAGTTAAGTTCAGCAAGCGAGACTGTACCATGCATTTCTGTGGAAGATATAGACTCTAACCTTTATGGTCGCCCTGAGTCGAGGCGTTTTCAAGCGGAACAATTCTAAAGATCATTTCTAAGATTGGTACATATTCATATTGTACTCCTCTTCTTATATGTGTCGGTGACTGTGCTACAGTTCTTGTAGTATGGTTGCCGATTATTCTCAAATATATTATTGCTGGTAGCAGACTGGATGTTTGAGGGAGTTCTGTAAACTCTTGTAAGCTTGGTTCGATTCCAAGGCGTAGCAACTCGGTTGGCTTGACAACCATAAGATAGCATATCGTGAGGTATGTAAAGATAGTCTTACACGCTATCGCTGTAGAAATACAGTCATTTCAAGCAAAACTGACATATCGGAGTCTCAAAAGGACTCGTTTCGTATCGGTAACTAAGTAAATCCTATACGGAAATAGTATCGTGAAATAAGGGATGATAAGCACATTCAGGGGCGACCGCTGAGAATGTTGTTTTTGACCGCAAATCAAATAATCCATGCAAACTTATGAAGATATGACGATGAATCAGGAGGATATATAGTCTGAGTGCTTATTACACGATGGCGGTATCCATTTATGTGAGTGAACTGGCAATAGCCTAATTAGCTTATGTGAACGTTTAGTAGGGATGATAACCGAAAGATATGATGGTGTGGAGTATTCTTATTCTCAAAAGGAATTGGAGCTTCTGGTGTTGCACATCATCTGTATGAATAACTTTCTATGTATGTGATTTAATAACAATTGATAGCAAAAATCAAAAATTATTGGATGAATAATTCTTATCAAATTATATAAAAATATTACAGCGAAAGTCAACATCTATGCGTATTGAAAGCGGTTTAATAGTGTAATCTTTGGATAATACACTCACCGAGAAGTCTCGCAAGGCTTTGAAGTGTTTGGTCGAATCTGCACAGTTCTCTTAGCGGAGATTTACGGCAAGGCATTGTCGATGGAATGAGGACATCAGAGTAGATACGTAGAAATAGAGATCAGCCACTCTATAAACAAGGCAATCGTGGGAAATACTATATGTGTGCATTAGCAGCATATGGTGGATAACGAGAGAATACATAATGCTCGTAAAGATTTCTGAATGTGCGTATAATCTCAGCGCATGTAAAATGTAAGGATCTCATACTTCGGTATGGGATTTTTTATTTGCTCTCTTCGTATAGTTTGGTTTAGTACAACTGATTTGTAATCAGTAAACGGCAGTTCAAATCTGTCAGAGAGCTTTTAAGAATGGGACAAATTAGAGTAGCTACTAATTTGAGTAGAGTCACCTACCTCTCTCCTGTTCTTTTTGTTATGTGAGTAGGTGAGAAAGTAGGGTTATATGAAAAAAACAAGATTTGAAAATATTGATGAATATAATGAAAATCCAAATAAGTGGAAAGCCAATTATTGCTACATACAACGATAAACTAGCTAATATTAAAAGAAAAACATTTTGTAATTCTTCATGCGCCGCATCTTATAATAACTCTCACGGTCAACATAGACCACAAAAGGGAGTTTCTTATTGTTTAAATTGTGGGAATGTAACAAAAAAGGTAAATAAATTTTGTTCTTGTAAATGTTCTTCGGATTTCCAGTATAAACAATATATTAAAAAATGGAAAAACGGAGAAGTAAATGGATTACAAAAAAGCAAATGGAATTCATACTCATCTTATATTAGGAGATATTTATTTGAAAAATATAATAATAAATGTGCAAGATGTGGATGGGGAGAAAAGAATAAATATTCAAATACTATTCCATTAGAAGTAGAACATATAGATGGTGATTCTACTAACAACAATGAAGATAATTTGACACTATTGTGTCCAAATTGTCATAGTTTAACAAGTACATATAGAGGATTAAATAGAGGACATGGAACAAGAAATATTACGTGGAGACCAATTATTTAATTTTTTATAACAACTCTTCTGCTGTTCGGCAGGAAATAAATCAAAGGATGTGAAAATTATTAAACAGATTTCTAAAAGTGAAATTGAAAAATTATTATCTGAAGATGTAATCAGAAACACAAGACGAGGATATGTAGATCGTAGAGGCGAACAGATCGGCTACTATCGTACCAAAGGTGTTGCAAGGAAGCGTTACATAGAAGATAAGTATGTCAAGTAGGTTCTGCCTATGAAAAATCGAATTGCGTATAAAGGTTTTTACATAGACAAAACTGAGAACGGTTATCGTATATGTAGAAAAGAAGATGCAGAAAAGCATACCCATCTCTCGAATCTTAATCCATCGTATAAGCTCATAGACAATGTATTATCAAATAAAATTCCTACTCGTTGTGGGTGTTATTATTTGGAGTCGCATGTTAGATTAAGCTATGATGAAAATTATATTAGGAAGATTCGTGAGTATATCAAAGTAAAACAGAATAAAAGTAAACAAATGTATTATAATCCTGGCAGAAAACGTTCTGGTGGGAATTTTTAATTTTATGGAGGAAAAGGAAATGGCAGCTAGTAAATTAAAATTTACAAGAACAACTACAGATAAGTTAACAGTAAAGGCAGGTACACTCTCAGAGGATTGTACTACTATTACATATACAGATGAGAATGATATGGAACAGGAAGTAAAAGTAGCTGATCTACTTACTTCATTTAAGAATCAGGTAATTGATTTTACTGTTGCATTAAAGACAGATGAAGACCTGGATGTTCCGTCTGATGAAGAGTAATAGAGAGTAGGTGAACACTATAATAGATTTATCTAAAAAACCTACAGAGACAGAAGAACAATATCTTTGGAGAATTGGTCAATTAGTTGATTCTGGTGAAATCGAAAGTTGGGAATCAGTTAATCAGACTGTTAATAAAGAGATTTTAGGCGATGATGAAGAAAAATATCGGACAGAATCAGCTTGGCGAAAACGCTATCAGAGTGCCAAGAAGTTCTATGATGGTTGCTTTTCCAAAATGGAATCTGAGGAATATCAAAAGAAACTCGATGTATTAAATCGTGAATTGCAAAGAAATACAATTAAATTTAGGGACAATCGTAATGCATGGAATAAACAAAATTATGCGGATTCTAGAATTGACGAAACGATGCAATTAATTGAGGATTTATTGCCTACTGTTGGGAAAACAGAATTTGAAATTCATGATTTACCAAATATAAATGGTGACACTTCTCTTCTTGTCTGCTTATCAGATTTGCATATAGGACAGACTTTTGATTCTTATTGGGGTTCTTACAACTCTGATATCGCAACAAAAAGATTGAATGAATATTTGAGCGAAGTTATTCGTATTGGTAAATTACATAACGCCAAAAATATTCATCTTTGTAGCATTGGAGATCAGATTTCAGGAGCTATCCATACCACGATTCAGATTACAAACAAAGAAAATGTTATTGAACAGGTTAAAACCGCAATTGATTTAATTTCTTCATTTTCTTATGAATTGACAAAACATTTTGAAAACGTATTTTTCTATGATGTAAGTGGAAATCATTCAAGACTTAATCCAAATAAGGATATGACTCTTAGAGATGAAAGATTGGATAATTTAATTGCATGGTCAGTTTGTAAACTGCTATCTCATATTGATAATTTTAGAGATATGACACACAGACGGTTTGATGATACTATTGCTGAAGCCAATATAGAAGGTAAAAATTATTTATTGATTCATGGTGATATGGATTCAATTAATAAAACTGGCATTGGCAATTTAGTTACTATGTTAGGGTTCTGCCCTGAATATATTGTTTGTGGACACAGACACACACCTGCTATGAACGAATTTAATGGTATTCGTGTATATCAGTCTGGTTCAATGCCTGGTTCTGGTGATGACCATACTGTATCACATAGAATGTCTGGAAAGCCATCACAAACTATATTGGTGTGTAATAGTAAAGGTGTTGTATGTAATTACAATGTAGATTTAAGTTAATATATGACTAATATATTATTCATTTTTGCTTATTTTGGCATTTTGGGATAATATGTTAGTCTTTTAGGTTGAGGAAGCCACTATCAGAGGGAGTGTACTCGAATGAGACTCTACCCTCTTTTATATTACAAAAAATATTAAGGAAAATAAAGGAGAAATTTAAAATGAACAAGACAGATTTAGTAAAGAATGTAAGCGCACAGATTGAGGGAGCTACACAGAAGGATGTTGCTGTTATTGTAGATACAGTACTTGAGACAATTGTTAATACAGTTGCATCTGGTGAGAAAGTATCTCTTGCAGGATTTGGTAATTTTGAGATTGCTGAGAGAGCTGCACGTACTGGTAGAAATCCAAAAACAGGCGAGCCATTAGAGATTGCAGCATCTAAGAGTCCAAAGTTCCATGCATTAACTGGTTTTAAGAATGCAGTTAAGAACGCTTAATCTGAAGGGATGTGATTAATATAAAAACATTACATTTTAAAGACTATGAAGATTTTGCTTGTGCTGTTTCAGACGTATACGACAGAGTAAAATCTGATGATGAATATAATTCAGTAGATGTTGTTGCTAAATATGAAGATGCAAAAGAGATTATTCGTGAACTTATTGGAATTGGATATGGTATTGCTTTTATTGATGGGTTTGGCGATCCTGAATGGGATGGTTATGATGATGCTTTTGTTATCAGCTTATTAGATGACGAAATTTGGTGTGAACCTGTAAAGCGAAAAGATGGTTATATCTTTGTTGAAGCTGATGTTGTATATATTTTTGACGATTGCAATTCTAAGATTATTTCAAAGATTGAAGCTGATGAGGTATATGAAGTAGAAATTGGCAATGAATATGATGATTGTGATGGTGACTGTGAAAAATGTCCTGCGCATGATGAAACTTATTTATATACTTCTGAAGACGAAGATGGAAATACTCACGGATTTACTGCTAGTAAGTCAGATGGCGACTCTTATATGAGTTATTCTTACTACTCTAGTGATGAATTAAGTCATGAAGATATTCAGAAGATGTTAAAGGCTTTTGAATTTTAGATTATTTGGAGTGTGTGGTGTATGCTACACGCTCTTTTTATATGGGTAGGTATGCAAATGGCTGAAGCAAGCGGTCTGTAAAACCGTGACCTACATGGTAAACATTGTGTGTTCAAATCACACTCTACCCACTAATAAAATAATTGATTAAAAAGGAGGTTGAAATATTGTCAAAAGAGAAAATAACAAGGGTGAAATATTTCACTCCTGATAAAGAGAAATTTATTTATGAAGAGAACTGGAAGAAATATGAAAAATATTTACAATCTAATATCATCAAAAATCGTGATGTAAAAGATACTACATACAAGAGATATAAAGGATTGTTCCGACACTTTCTTATGTGGTTAGGAGAAAATTATGGTGAATTAGATTTATATTCTGATGAATTTATGGAAAATGCAGTTGATATTATGGAAGCATATATGCTTTTCTGTCAGGAAACATTGATGAATCATAAGAAGATTATCAACATGAAAATTTCTGCCGTAAGTTCATTTTATATTTGGTCTATGAAACGTGGTTTTGTTAAATATCATCCTTTTGATGGTAAGCTTGATAGAATGAAAAAAGCAAACGAAGAACAGATTCTTAATCATTACTTTTTGAATGATGAACAGATTGCAGCTATTAGAGCAGATTTGTATAAGACAGAGAATAACAAATGGACAATACAAGACCAATTATTATTTGAAATCGCACTCTTCTCCGCTAATAGAATTGGTGCTTTGGAAAAACTTACTGTATCTTCTCTTGATTTAGATAATATGGTATTTGAGTCAATACGTGAGAAGGAAGGATACCGTGTGGAAGTCTCTTTTGACAGTACCTGTAAGGATATGCTTGAAACATGGTTATCTATGAGAACAAATGATTATGACCATCTTGAATGCGATGCTCTATTTATTCATAAATATAAGGACAAATGGGTTCCTTGGACACAAGGCATGATTCATGACCGAATGAGAAAAATTGGTAAAATTATTGGCTTGGAGGACTTTCATTGTCATTGCATGAGGAAGACAGCGATCAATAAAATATATGAAGATACTGGTGATTTAAATCTTGCCTCACAATGGGCGAACCACAAATCAACTTCAGTAACTTCACAGAGCTATGTACGCCCTGCTTCTAAGGCTGATTTAAGGGAAAAATTAAAAATTCTAAAGTTTAAACAACAAGAATTACAGAAAGAAGCTGAAAAAGAAGGTATTTGACAATCACGATGAAGCTTTTGTCTAATACTTCGTCTAATTTCCTCTTGTACTTAACACAAAACTGTGATAGAATATTTTCTAAAGAAAACAAGCAAATATCCGTTAGACGGTTGAGCCAAATGTAATCAATGAAGGCTAAATAAATTTAATACTTAACACATTAATGACCGTGCTTTGGCGAGTGGCGGTCATTTTTGTGTCTATCGAAAAATCTGACTAAGTATGTAGCAACTACGCCACTTACGATACCAGTTACAATCGTAAAGATTAATAATTCAATAAACGTCACGCTACTATCCTCCTTTGTAAGTATTTCCTACATTATGTCACGAGGATATCTATATAAACAGAACATCACTGTTCTGATGTGACTCAAACCGCCTAACCATCTCAATCTAGCCAAATTAAAATGTTGGATTATTTGCTTGTTCTAGCCATTATATCATATCATGACAATTCATGTCAAAATATTCCAAATAAAAGAACCCTTAAGTGGGCGACAAAACAGAGAATAATATAGTGTCCAAATATCGAAGCTAGATTCTTAATAGCCCTCTTCGAGGCACACCATGTCATATCTTGGCATTTGCTATTCATGTAGCATTGTAAGACCTGCTACTGTATTTTGGTAGAGCTGACTTTATAGCAACTCTAGTGCGCACGAAACCTTAATGCGGTATATCTATCGTGCTTCTCTGCGTTAATGAGAACCATTAGTGAATGACTGCTGGGCGGTCTATTGGATAAGAGATGCAAAACCTTATCAACTGGTCTTTGCTCCGAAGACTGAAAATATGTGGAGAATAATCAATAAGCATGAATGGATTGCGAAAGTTTTCTAATTTAAAACTGCATGTGTACAGTGCAATATCAGCTAGTTAGTGCTTTATGCTGATTATTGGGGTATCGCCAAGTGGTAAGGCACAGGAATTTGACTCCTGTATTCGTAGGTTCAAATCCTATTACCTCAGTTAGAATAAAAGGAAGCTAAGAAAATAAAAGAAAGGAGTGCACATATAATGGCTTATTTACAGGTTACTGAAAACGACTTAGAAATTGGTGACGTATTAAGTATTACAAGTGATAATGGCAAAACTTTAAAAGCTTTACAGATGCTTATTGGAAATCAGACAAAAGCAAGTATGAGTATTGATTTTGATAACAATTGTCTTGTTTTTAAAGTAAATGATACAGATATGAATTTACCACAATTACAGTGTAATTTGTCAAAGTCTACCATTAAAAATATGATTTGCGGATTAAAAGAATTTTATAACTTATTAAGTGAGGAGGAAACTGAATAATGAAATTAGCACAGAAAACAGAAATTAACGAAGATGTAATTACAGTAAGTTTAAATGTTGAAGAATTGGGTGATAGTATAAGAGATGCTGATACAGAGAAAAATCAGTTACATAATTTCGTAAGATATATCGAATATAGCCAGATTGACTTCTCTGGAAATTTGAAACTTTCAGATACAGGAATTCCTGTGATTGTTACTGATGAGCCAGACGGTTCTACTATTGAAAAGGTCACAATTTCTGATTTAGTAAATAAAAAGTACACTCTCGATGAGAATTTATCTATTACACTTTCTATTGACATAAATAAAATTCCTACTGCTTCTCTTGGTACAGTGTTTAATACTCCTGAAAAATTAGGACAGGCAATGGCAGTTCTTTTCTTGGAAAAAGTGAAAGCTGCAATCACAACAAAATTAACAGAAATCAGAGCGTTGGCAAATGATTTTGAAGCTGAAACATCTGTTGTACTGTAAGGAGGCTGACTATGTATAAAATTCTTATTAAAGATTCCAAAACAGGAATGTATCGTTATCTTACTGTAAAGCAGGAAATTATGAAAGAACAGAAAGAAACTGTAACCGATGAAGATACCCATGAAGTAAAAGAAGTTACTACATTGGTTGGGACTGGCGAATATGAAACTGTTGAATATTCTACAGAAAATAAAGATGAATTAGAGAAGAAATGTATTGAGCTTTTAGCTTCTTACAAGGTAACAGAATTTACTCCGATTAATACATTGGCTTATACAACAGATCTTGTTTGGTCTGAGTAAAAATAATGGGTGGTACTTCCCACCCTATCAACTGGATATAGGACAATTTGGTAGTCCGCTAGTTTTGGGAACTAGACGTTGTAGGTTCAAGTCCTGCTATCCAGATTTCGTGCGGTAAGCCTGATGTGAAAGTCTATTTGTGGGATGCATACTGCTCTTAGATGTGTAAGCTCAACACTTACTACCGCCCTATACAGTTATAATCAGTTTGGCGACTGATTGGTAAATATTTTAAAGAAAGAGTCATTTCATGAGAGATGGCTCTTTTGTTATGTAGTATTGGCAGAGTTGGTATTGCACCTGATTGCTAATCAGAGGTCATCGTTTATTCGGTGCATAGGTTCGAGTCCTATATACTGCGCTTATGCCGTGTGTCCGATTGGTCGAGGGTGCTGTCTTGAAAACAGTCTGGATGTAAAAGTCTTTGGGGTTCGAATCCCTAACACGGCGTATGCACCTATCTTTTGGCAAGAATGAAGTCTCCAAAACTTCTAACCTGTGTTCGATGCGCAGTGGGTGTGCTAAGTGAAGTAAATTGCACTTTCATTGGAAATTTAATATTGGAAATTATGAGAAGTCATTTCGTATGAAGTGGCTTCTTTTTTATATTGTGATGAAATTAAAAAAGAGAATAAATATATAGCCAACTATGAGAGGATTGTTACTGTTTCGATTGCAGATGGTTGGATTATGGAGTGAGAAGCTGAAGAAGTCATGAACTTCAGTATAGTAGATACTCGCACTACTCTCTCACTCTATTTTAATTGGTTTTGCGAGTGGAAAGCGAGAAATGAATATATATGGGTAATTATAAAAGAAATGAAGAAAACAAAAAAGATAGTGATCAATGTGGAATTTATTCTATAACAAATAAATTGAATGGTAAAAGATATATAGGTCAAACCTATAATTTTAAATATAGATGGATGAGACATAGAAGTTATCTAAAGCACAATACTGAACACAATGCACATTTACAAAACGCATGGAATAAATATGGTGCAGAAAACTTTGAATTTGAAATTATTGAAAGATGTAAATTTGAACAGCTAGATGAACGAGAAATTTATTGGATAAACTATTATGATTCCAAAAATGCGGGATATAACTTTGCAGATGGTGGACTTGGATGTAAAGGTTATAAACACACTGATGAAGAAATTGCAAAAATGAGAATGATTCAAAATCCTGAACCAATTGTAATGCTTGATCTAAATGGTGAGTATATAAGAACTTTCGTCAGTGCAGGTGAAGCATGTGATTTTTTAGGCAAAAAGTCAACAAGTGGAATTAAAAGATGTTGTGAAAAAGATAAATATAAAAAGGCTTATGGATATATTTGGATCTATGAAAAAGATTATAAATCAGGAAACATAGATTGGAATTATTATTTGTCTAAAAATAAAAATCTTCCTAAGCCAGTATTGCAATATGATTTGAACATGAATTTTATTCGTGAATATGAATCTGCTAATGAAACAAGTAAGTTTGGGTTTGGAAGTTCTACCGTTGCTTCTGCGTGTAATGGACATTATGATACATATAAAGGATATATTTGGTTATGGAAAAATAGCCCTGAAATATATTATCAAAATAAACAAAAGAGAAAAGATAAGGTTCTAAAAGATAAAAAGGCAAAAGAACGTATTATTTTACAATATTCAAAACAATTAGATTTTTTAAGGGAATGGACATATGATGAAATCCTAGAACAGAATTTAAACTTATGTGCAATTCAAAATAATTGTTGTGGACAAACTAAATCATCGCAAGGATATATATGGAAATATAAAGAGAAAGTAGCATAAAATTGTTACTTTCTTTTTTATTGGATTAAAAAGGAAAGGAAGTGAAACAATGGCTAAAGTTTTAGAGCCAATTTCTGATACGGAATTGAAGAAGATTACAGTTGTAAACTTACGTAACGAATATAAAAAGCTTGCAAATTTTTATCAGCGTATCATGAACAATGAGCTGATATATTGTAGTCATTGTGGACAATGGAAAAGTGCAGCAACGTTCTACTCTTCTAAGACAAGTCCTGATGGTATTGAACATTATGCTTGCAAGGAATGTATATTAAACGAATGTACTGACTATGACAAAAAAAATAATATACGAACTGATAATCGTGAGA